TCTTTCTGTATATGTATATAAGAGATTAGTGAAATCTCTTAGAAAATACATTGACATTGTAGAAAGACGTATGTCTGCTAACGAGTGGAATACTATTAACTACTCTTCTGTTCCATCAAAGGCTATGATGAATTATCGGAATGCCTTTATGAGACACGATGAAGAGAGATTTTCGCAATATTTGAATGATGTGTCGGTTGGCAAAGAAAAAATAAATACCGGTACTTTGTATCCATATGACATTGTTGAAAAAGTTTTATACGGGCATGAAGATAATACTGTCCTTGAAGCTCAGTGGAATAATCTTCCCAATTACATAGATAATGAATGTAATGTTTTGGTTATGGCGGACGTATCTGGATCAATGAAAGGTAGACCTATGGCAACATCTATTGGTCTTGCCTTATATTTTGCTGAAAGAAATAAAGGTGCATATCATAATGTATTTATGACTTTTTCAAGTAAACCCGAGATAGTGGAAATTAAAGGAAACACTCTTTTTAATAAAATAAATTTTATTTCAAAAGCTAATTGGGAAATGAATACTAATTTAGAAGCTGCTTTGTTAAAAATACTTGAAATTGCTAAAGAAAATAATTGTTCTCAAGAAGAAATTCCAAAATCATTAATAATTATATCAGATATGGAAATTGATTACTGTGTATCTCAAAAACATAAAGAACAATTCTATGATTATATAGCTAGAATATATGATGAGAATGGTTATCAAATTCCTAATATAGTATTTTGGAATGTTAATAGTAGGCATAATGTATTTCATGTTGATAAAAATAGAAAGGGTGTTCAACTTGTGTCTGGACAATCAGCTAGTACATTCAAATATGTAATTAATGCTATTGATAAAACTCCAGAAGAGTTAATGTATCAAATACTTGATAGTGACAGATATAAACCAATAACAATTTAATAAAGTTAAACTATTTTGCGGGACTTAAGATTAAAATCTTTTTGTCCCGTATTGGGAAATCGTTCAATGGTAGGTAAACTCTGGCGATAGAGTTTCAAGTCCTCTTTTCTCAGTTCACTATTTTTAGGGAAGTTAATCCGTAGATAGTAGCGGGGCAGACTGTAAATCTGTTGTCGAAAGACTCGGATGGTACAACTCCATCACTTCCCACTAATGCCATGTTATCCTAATTGGTAAGGAGCTGGTCTTGAAAACCAGTGATGCGTAACTGCACTGTAGGTTCGAGTCCTACACATGGCGTTTCGGAGAATTGGTAGAATCAGGTTGAATGCAGCGGATTGCTAATCTGTACACCGAAAATAAAGTAGGTGCAGAGGTTCGAATCCTCTATTATCCGTTTGCTTCAAAGCCGGTGGATAATCCTACAGGCAGGCGAATGCCAGAGTAATTATTCGGGTGCAACTCTCGAATTCTCTACGGCGGAGAGCTTAAATATAAGCCGGGATCTAAAGTTGCGTGTGGCTTACATTGCGTGGGCGAAGTCGGGTGCAGGGAACGACTATAAAAACACTGTATAACGTCTAGGAACCATGACTACATGTTTAACTTACCTGATGTCGTGGCGAAAAACTTGGTGCAGAATTAAGCATTAAAACGGTATGGCAAGTGCTGCGTTTGCTTATCTGTGCTGTGGCTGGAAGTTTGTATGTACCTGCTTTTTTATAGCAGGAAAGGCGTTTATAAGGTCACAAACGACCGTTGAAGCATTGTCGAAGGTGTCGGGAAAGGCATTGCGGAGGTTCTGCACGAGGTTGAGTATGCATCCTCATACCGACTTACCGTAATTACGGGAAAAGAAAAATACTAGATAGCTGATGCACAAACGTGCAAACAGTTTCTTCAGTCGTTTATTATAAGTAGGCGATTGATGATATTAGCTTATCTACCATATCTACCATCGGCAGATGGATCATCCTGTTCTCCGATCGAGATTAGGTTTTTTAATTTTTGAGGCTATCATATGATAGCCTTTTCTATTGAATTTTTCTCCCATTTTGGGAGTTAAATATATATAGAAAGGGAGATCTAATATAAAAGCAATAAGTAAACTTGAAGGAAAAATTATGATTCAAATTTGTCCGCAGTATATAAAAAAGACAGTCAAGAAAAGGCATTATTATATGGTTGAGTGTAAACAAGCATATAGTATATTAAATCAAATTAAAAATTTAATACCATATAATAAGTGTTCTGATATTATAAGAATTTTAAAAAATAAAAAATAATAATGGAAAGATGGTGGATGTGTGCTTAAAAAGTTTTATGACACAAATGCACTTATTGAATTGCAAGATACTATCTTTAAAGAAAACTTTGTATGTAGTTTAAAATCAATTGAAGAATTAGAGAATATAAAAACCAGTGCAAATAAAGATCAAAATATAAAATATAAAGCTAGACAATTAGTAAAATTATTAGATAAAAATATTGATAAATATGAAGTTGTTATACCTGATAATAAAATATTTGATCTATTACAAGATATGGAGTTAGAGTATACTCCAGATAATATTATTTTAGCTTGTGCTTATCAATACAACAAACACTCTCCTATTGAGTTCATAACTGCTGATGTAGCATGTAAATTAATGGCGATTCATAGATTTGGATTAAAAGTTGGTAATATTAATTTAAAAGAAAAATTTGAATATAAAGGTTTTAAAGAAATTATGCCATCAGATAATGGGATGGCTTATTTTTATGAAAATAAAAAAGAGAATATATATAAGTTGTTAATTAATGAGTATTTAGTTATAAAAGATAATAACAATGAGATAATAGACTGTTATAGGTGGAACGGGCAAGAACATAAAGCTGTACATAATAAACCGATTGAAGTATTCAAAGAAAAAATAAAACCAAAAGATATTTATCAAAAAATGGTAATAGATTCCATATTAAATAATACTATTACTGCTATTTCAGGTAAAGCTGGTAGTGGTAAAACATATCTTGCTTTAATGACAGCTATGTATTTGATTGAAAAAGGTAATTACAATAGACTTGTTGTATTACATAATCCTACTCCTGTTCGTGGTTCACAACAAATGGGTTATTATTCTGGTAATGCATTAGAAAAAGCTATGCAATCTAATATAGGACATATATTAATCACTAAATTCGGCGATAGATATATCGTAGATGAATTTATACAACAAGATAAATTAAAACTTGTTGCTATGTGTGATTGTCGTGGTATGGAGGTAAAAGATTCTGAAATTTTATACATAACAGAATCACAAAATACTACAATTGATTTATTAAAATTGTGTTTGTCACGAGTTAGTGAAAATGCAAAAGTTATTATAGAAGGTGATCATACACAACAAGTTGATAATGTATTATTTGAAGGAAATAATAATGGCATGAAACGTGCTATTGATGTTTTAAAAGGAACTGATATTTTTGGTTATGTTGAACTTCAAAACATCTGGAGAAGTAAACTAGCCAATTTAGTTGACATGATGTAAAGGAAGTGATTTCCTATGTTATATGCATTATTTTTCTTTTTAGGTTTTACATCTGCTATTGTTTTTACTCCTATTTTAAGTAAAATTGAAGAAATAATATTATTATGGTTTGAAGCAAAAAAGATTAATTCTGCAAAACGTATAATAGATTATGAAAAAGAAGTTGTAATGTTAAAGGATTTTATTAACTCGCCAGTTAATCAATTGAATAATGATAATTGTGGCGGGATTTATTATACAAGTGATGATGATATAGAGGATTATTAATTTTTATTAGATATAATGTCTAAAATACCCCATTATAACATTATCATCAATCTTCTATTCTGTCAAGTAATTTTCAAGAAAGGTTGTGAATTATGGCTAAAGAAGCTATTCAACATAAAAGAAAAATAATTGAAACTTTAAAGTTTACAGGCGAGGTTAGTCTTGATGGTTTGTATATAAAATTAGATGAAGTACAAACTTCTATCGCTGATTTATTTAAAAAGTTTGCTGGGGAATACATAGAAGGAAAATTAGAGACGAAGTTAGAAGAAGAAATAGAATAATAAAATGAAAGGGTGAATTGATATACAAGATTTTTTGAAAAAATTAGATAATGAAACAGCATTTGAATATAAATTAAGACTTTGTAAAGCAAAAATCAATCGTGAAATTGATTTAGATTGGCAAGAAATTGTTGATTTACTTGAATTAGATATATCACCTGATCATTTAAGAAAAATGGCTTATGGATATATTGAATATGATAATTATATACATGGATTTGACGGTGTTGCTACCAGAATATTATCAATTTCTGATTTACATATACCATTTAATCTTCCATTAGAAACTTTTAAAGATTATTTTGGTAAAGTAGATATTCTTGTATTAAATGGAGATTTGCAAGATGCTCAATCAATTTCACGTTTTCGCAAAAATTATAGAATTCCTTTTGTTGAAGAAATGATTTTAACAAGACAATATATTATAGATTTAATAAGAATGATTAAACCAAAAAAAGTTATTATCGTAAAAGGTAATCATGAAGTTAGATTGGGTAAATATTTATCAGAACAATTAAATGAAGATTTGTTAAATATAATGCCTGATACTGCTATGGATTTACTTATAAATGATGGTTTTAAAAATCGTGATAGATTAAATAAAACTGAAACTTGGTACAGTCCATTAGTAGAATTTTTTAAAGATGAAGGCATTGAAATTTCATATACTGGCGATTGGTGGCGTAAAGTAGGAAGAACAATTTTTATACATCCACTTTCTTATTCAAATGGAATGCTAAAAACTACAGAAAAAGCCGTTGATTATTTTTTAAGGAAAGATAGAGATTTTGATACAATTGTACTTGGACATACTCATAGGTTGGGAAGTTATATTCAAGGAAATATATATATGTATGAACAAGGTTGTTGTTGTAGGACAGAATTACTTGATTATTATGATGGATTTATGACACTCCCTGCTCAAAAGGGATTTATTTATATATGTCAAGATAAAAATGGTAATATAATACCTAATAAAACTAGATTAATTGATTTGGATTAATCTTCTCTTCGATTACTTACCATGTGTAGGTTAAGAATCCAGTTTTCGCCTTGCGATTACCGGCTTTTTTAATAAAATTTTCTATTCTAATGGAGTTATGATAGTTTTGATTAAAATTCAAATAATAAATAATTTATCAAGAAAAAGATTGGCTGATTCTAATCTTGGTATGTCTTATTATGAATAATTAATTAAATCAAATGCAATTGATTTACGAGATAATTTAATACAAGTAAATTTTAATAATGGATATGTGAAATTAGAGCCAATAGATAAATCTAAGTTAGTAAAATAACGTAATATTTAGGGTGGCGACCGTACCGCTAAGGAGGAATGTAAAATGAAAAAGGAAAGTGTTATAGAATTACAAAAAAGTTTAGATAAATTGATTTCAGCACACAGTAAATTAATATCAGAAGGAAGAATTAATGAAGCTTTTAATGTAATGAAAAACGTTGAATCTATTACAAGGCAATTAAGAGAATTTGGAGTACCAATTACAATTGAAGAAGAATCGAATAATCAATTTTTAGATTGGTATAGTGTACTTAAATTCTTTATTGAAACAAAACAATCACAATTAATAGAATTAGATTATTCGAATAGAAAGAATGAAATGAAACATCGTGCTACTGGTAAAACTACTACCCTTCTTAAATTATCTAATAATTATGGCATTCCAATATTGGTTAAAAATTATCAAAGTGATGGTCATAATTTAGAAGAATATGCTAAAACCATGGGGCTACATGTCCGTATTGTAGATTTGAGAATGTTAGATATGCTACAGTTTCAAAATATAGATATTTTATTAGTTGATGAAGCAACTACTTTTTATATATTAAGTGATGATTTTAAAATAAATCATAGAGGTACAAATTTGCATAATAAAATACTTATAGGATTTAAACGTAAATCAAATGTGGATTTTATATAAGTTTTAGGGCTGTATCTGTCAAAGGATACAGTCCTATAGTTGTGATAGTAAGGAGGTAGTTGTGATGGCTAAAAAGAATAATGAAAAAGGAGAACTAAAAAAAAGAAAAACACAAGAAGCCATGAATGCTGCCCCTATTGTTGATATTAATGTTAATATTCAAATACCTAAATATCAAAATATTAAGGAAGATAAAAAATATAAATGTACATGTTGTGGTAATTCATGGGATTCTCAAAAAGGGCATTTTAGTGCATCTCAATCAGTAATTTATCAGAGTAATAATGGATATATAACAATTTGCAATGATTGTCGAGATGCATATTATTATCAATTAATTGACTTATATTCAGGAAGTGAGGAAAAAGCCATTGAACATATGTGTAGGCAATTTGGATGGATATTTGATTTAGATGCTTTAGCAGCATCCAGACAAATATCTAATGATAGAAGTAGAATTTCACATTATCTTGCTAAAAAGAATCTCCCACAGACAACACAATATGGTTACACAGATATAGATACAGTTAAAAACGAATATATAAGAAGAAAAGGTACAATTATCGAGTCGTCTGATCATTTGCAAAAATTAAAAGAAGATGGACAAGTAAATGTTTCTATGGCTTCTGCGGAACGATGGGGTTTTGGAATATTTAATGATGAAGAATATAAAATATTAGATGATCATTATAGAATGTTAAAGAAAGTAAATCCAAATTGCGATAGTAATCAGGAAATATTTATTAAAGATTTATGTTATACAAAATTACAACAAATGAAGGCATTAAAAAATAATGATTTTGAAAGTTTTGAAAAGGCAACAAAGCTATATAGGGATACTTTTAAACAAGCTGGATTAAAAACTGTACAAGAATCTGATAGTAGTAATGATGAAACTCTTGGTGTAACTTTAGCAGTAATTAGTCAATATACTCCTGAAGAATATTATAAAGACAAGAAACTTTATAAAGATTTTGATGGTCTTGAAGAATATATAAAACGATTTCTTTTAAGACCTTTAAAAAATTTAATATTAGGAACTAATGATAGAGATACAGAATATTGTGTAAAAGATGGTGACGATGATGAGTAAATATGCTGATGAGAATCAATTAAAGTTACATACAAAGTTTCCATCTACACATTTTTTAAGTAATCCAAAAAATGTAGATCATGTTTTATTGTGGAATACTTTTTTTAGGCGAAATTTACATAGATTAGCGATAGATTATTTAAGAATTAAACTACATTTGTATCAAGCTATACTTTTATACTTAATGGGTATAAGTCAATTTATAGTGATAATTGCATGTAGAGCCGCTGCAAAATCTTTTATCATTGGTTTATATGCTTGTTGCAGATGTATAACCCGTCCATATACTAAAATTGTAATATCGAGTGCTACGAAGAAGCAAAGTAAATTAATTGTGTCAGAAAAGATAAAAAATGAATTAATGAATATGTCACCTCCTTTAAGAAGAGAGATTAAGGATATTAAAGATAGTTTAAATGAAACAATTGTATATTTTCGTAATGGTAGTACTATTACTGTTGTTCCAGCATCAGAAAATGGTCGTGGTAATAGAAGCCATTGTTGTATTAGAGAAGAATTTAGGCAAATTGATAAAAGTATAGATGATAGTATTTTATCTCCTTTCCAAACTGTTAGACAAGCTCCTTATATGATAAATGAACCTTATAATACGATTAAAGAATTGAAAGAAGAACCTGTTGATATATATATAAGTTCTAGTTGGTTTGATAACGGACATTGGATGTGGAATATAGTAGATCAAGCATGTAAAGATATGCTAGATGATAAATTTTCATGTCTTTTAGCATTTGATGAAAGTATAACACTTAAACATAATATTAGAACATTACGTCAATTAAAACAAGAAAAGAAAAAATTAGATGCCTTATCATGGAGAATTGAATATCTTAATGAACGTGTTAAAGAAAATACTTCTGCTTTTTTTACATATTCAATGTTAACACAAAATCAGCGATTAAAACAAGTGTTTTATCCACGTTTATCTATTGATTATAAATCAAATAAAAAAAATAAATATTTTATACCTAAACTACCAGACGAAATTAGAATTATATCATGTGATATTGCGTTTGTAGCAGGAACACAAAATGATAATTCAGTTTATAGTTGTATAAGGGCAATTCCTGAATCAGTTGTATATGAAACGGGAGGAAGTAATAAAAACATTGAGATAAAAAATGGTTATAGACGAGAAGTTCCATATTTAGAATCAAATCAAATTGGTGATACTACGAAACAAGCTATTAGAATAAGACAATTATATGAAGATTTTGAAGCTGATTATATAGTATTAGATACAAGAAATGGTGGTATTCAAATTTTATATAGTTTACAAAAAGTTTTATATGACGAAGAAAGAGGCGTTGAATATCAACCATTAAAATGTATGAATAATTCTGAATATGCTAAAGTATGCCAAAATCCTAATGCTAAAGAATGTATTTTTGTAATAAATGCAACTTCGCAATTAAATAGCGATATAGCAATTAATTTTAGAAAAATTTTAGTTGAAAATAAAATTGACTTTTTAATAAATTATAGTACTGCTAAAGAAGAAATACTTTCACAATTTAAAGAATATGTTGAATCAAATGATCCGAATGAACAAGTTCGTTTTGAAATGCCATTTTTAAATACTCAATTAATGATTAATGAATGTGCTGAATTACAATATGAGAAATTGTCAACTGGTGTAATTCGGATTAAAAAACAAGGATTAAATAAAAAAGATAGATATACTTCTGTTTCATACGGTTCTTATTTTATAGATCAATTAGAGAAAGATTTAATTGGAAATTCTTTTAATTATGATTATTCAAATGCCCCTCGTTGTGTAAGTAGTATATCTTTCTAAAGAAAGGAGGGTGGGCATGGGTAATGAATCAATTGGAAATATTCAAGATTTTGAAATTGTGTTAATGTCAAAATCTAAAAATAATAGTGAACCTGTTATTTTAACATCTACTGAAATAGCGAAAAAATGGTTATTAGAAGCAATGCAAAATTTTGATGCTAGTAATCAGTTATATTCGGCTTATTTAAAAGATGATTCTTCAAAAGATGTTATTACTCCAGAATTATTAGATGAGTTAGCAGATTCACCTCAAACAGATCTTAATAAGATTTTAAGAATAAATCAAATAATTCGTAAAGAAATAAATAAAGATGATATTATTGGTAAAACAGTAGAGTCTATTGAAACAAATGTTAATACAGATATTAAATTGTCATATAATGCAGGAATTGAAGACAGAAATAAATTAAAAAAATTAGAAGAAGTAAAATCGTTTGTTGATAATTTTAACGAACAAATAAAATTAAAAAATCTTTTGCGTTCAGGAATCACCACAACATATGCTGAGGGAACATATATTATGTATTTACGACATAATAAAGATGGAAAGTATAAAGTTGATTATTATCCTCTAGGAGTTGCTGAAATATCTGATTATGAAGTTGATGGTGAACCAGTCGTTTTATTTAATATTAATGAATTAAGAAATAGGCTTTTTAAAATTTATAAAAAGACAAAAAAGAATAAAGCTTTATTTTTTGATAATATAGAAGAAGAAGTTAAAGCTAATTATCCAGATGAAGTCTATGAAGCTTTTAAAAATAAAGAACAGTATGCTAAATTGGATGTTAGATATACAGGTGTAGTAAGGATAGGTAATTTAAATCGTAAATATGGCTTATCTCCTATTTTTAGATCTTTAAAATCAATAATAATGTTAGATACTTTTGAAAATTCAGATAGAATTAATTCTAAAGCCAAAGCTAAAAAGATAATATTCCAAAAATTACGTAAAGAAACTATGGGGACAGATTATAATAAAAAAGGTTTTGAAGAAATGGCTTATGCACATGATACTTTTATGAAAGCTTGGAAACAGCCAACAGTAGTTGTTACTGCTCCGCCACAAGTTGAAAGTATTGAATATATAGAGCCTCAAGTTCAATTAACAGATATTAATACTGTTAATCATTATCGTGCTAAAGCTTTAAGTACATTAGGAATTGGTTTTTTAATGGACTCTTCTTCTCAAACTGTAAGTACTGCAAATATATCAGTTGATCAATTATTAAGAACAATAAATAAAATATCGGAACAATTTGAAAATGTTTTACATAAATGGTATCGTCAAGTATTTATTGATAATAATATTCCTTTAGAATTTTGTCCTAAAATTCAAATCATTGATTCAGAAGTATTAGATTTTAAATTAAGAAAGGAATTAGCTACAACTTTATTTACTATTTTTAATGGTTCTATGGAAACAAGTCTTGGTTTATTAGGTATTGATGTTAATGATGAAAAAGCAAAGCGTATGGCTGAAAATGAACAGAATTTTGATGAAATCTTTTATCCTAGAAATACTGCTTATACATTTTCAGGTAAAGGAACAATTATAAGAGATAATAAAGGTGGTAGACCCGAAGCTGATGAAGAAAACAATAAAACAATTTACGATGATGAATATAATAAAACAAGATCATAGGTGATTAAATGAAACAATATATACGATGTCCTTGTTGTGGAAATCAAATATGCATTTTATTTAAAGATGGTAATGAATTTACCATCTTTTTTGATACACAAAATCAAGTAGAATTACAAAAAAGACTTGCGGATAATGGAATTGAATTAGGTGTACCGATAGGGGGTGACACAGATGAATAAAGAAAATATTTGTTTATCAAGTAAAACTATAGAAATAGCTGAACATGAAGCTTATTTGGAATTAACAAATAGAGTTTGTTATTATGATGAGCCGAATGCTAATAATGTTCTTTTACCATCTGAAGATGCTGAGGAAAAAGCTAAGACTTTGATTAATATGCCTGTTGTAGCTAAATATAGAGTTAATTCAAAAGGAGAACCTACATTTGGTTCACATGAAATGTATGTTGATGAAGATGGCGAAATTGCGTTTGCTACTGAAAGTATCGGTACACATACGGATGTTTATATACAAGAAGATACTGTTGATGTTAATGGTGAATTAAAAACATTGCCTTGTTTATTTGCAAAATATAGAGTTTGGAAAAGAAATAAAAATGTAATTGCAGCTATTAGGCGATTATTTTCTGAAGATAAATTATATAGTTCGTGGGAAATAGCTACATCAGCTTATGAATATAAAGATGGGATTAAAAGAATTACTGATTACATCTTTTTATCAAATTGTCTATTAGGTTATGAATATGCATCTCCAGCTTATGGTAAAGACGCAAGAGCAATTTCATTGTCCGCACAAGATTGTCAATTACTAATAGCTGAAGCACTCTCACAAGATATAATTGAGAGTTCTAAGGTAAATTCAACAGAAAAGGAGGAAGTAGATTTGGCTAAAAAGAAAATCAATGATGTTTCCGAAGAAATAAAGGATAATGTAGATAATTCTATTGAAATAAATGATAATTCGGAAACTACTGAAACAACACAAATATCAACTGAAACTGAAAATTCTTCTCTTACAGATTATGATTTAAGAATTAAACTTACTCGTGCTTGTGAAGAAAAACTTAATACTTATGGCTGGATTGCATTCCATTTCCCTCTTGAAAAAACTGTTTGGTTTGAAGATTTTAATAGAGAAAGTGAATTAGATTATATTTTATTTACTTATGAAGTAAGTGAAAATGATGACATTATTTTATCAGAACCACAATATGTAAAACTTACAGTAAAGGTATCAGATATTAATAGTGTTCTTGACGAAAAGAATAATGCAATTATTAAAGCTAGTGAAGAAATACAATCGTTAAAAGCACAAATAGCTGAATTAACTCATTATAAAGAAAAATTTGAAGAAGCTGAACAAATTAGGATTCAGCAAGAATTAGCTGAACGTAAAAAGATATTAATAGAAAAATATAAGAAAACTGGTTTAATTACTGAAAAAGAATTTGAAGAATCAGAAGAAATTAAGGGTTATATTGATACTTTAAATGAACAAGCATTAAATAATATTATTGCTTCAAGATTTATAGCTTCGTTAGATAAAAACAATACTGAAGCAACACAAAGCAATAACGATAAAGAAAAAAGTAATATAAATATTTCAGCTAGTTTATTAAATGATGATGATATAACTGATTATAAATCAATCATTAAATCATATTTAAGGAAATAAGGAGGAAGATAATATGTTAAGAGAATTACAGACAAAAGTTGGTAAAGTTTATGATGCAACTTATAAGGCTGCTGTAAATATGGTTGTTGGTATGGGTGTTGTTAAAGATCGTGTTGCTCGTACTGTTAAATTTCCTGAGACAGCTACAGATACAGATGTTTTCTTTGTAACAAAGGAAAAGATTGCTGAAGGAATTTATGCTGGTCTTGGTGAGTTACCTGATTATGAAGATATTTTCATGAATATTAAATCCGCAGAATTTGTTAAATTAGTATCTCCTGAAAAGGCTGAAAGATATGCTACTGATCAAATTGATACTACAGATTTAAAACAAGGAGATTATCTTGCAGTAGGTACAAATGGCAAATGGGTAAAATCTGCTGAACCTACCAGATTTGTTTATGATGGGGTTAAAACTATTGATACTCATGCACTTCATGTAATTGAAGTAATTGCTTAATTATTAAAAATAAATAATAGGAGGTATAAAGTATGTTGAAAACAGAAATTGCTGAATTAATTAATAAAGATGGATTGATGTTTGATATAGCACAGAAAGTCACATATAATAGAAATTTAAATGCCGAAGAAAAAGAAATCTATGATATTTGTGATGCTTGGGTAAGAGAAATTGCTGAAACTGGTAATGATAGAGATTGTGATATTGCTGCATTTATTAGACGTACAATAACAGATGAAATTTATAATGCACCAGATGAATTACTTGATGAAATATTTGATAGAGGTACTGTTGATGAATTTGACGATTATCAGGTATTCAAGACTCCTAAGAATACATTACAGGCTTATGATGCTGCTATTGGCGGTAATGTAGATAAGTCCTACATTGATTTTGAATACTTGAAACCTACATGGAAACATGCACAGGTTGAATTTGAATTACCTTATATTGAAATGAGACGTAACGGATTTAAGTCTGTTGCTTTACTTACAAATTATGCTGTAGAAGCTTTAAGAAATAAACAGTTTTACGATATTTTTACTATAGTTGATAATGCTATTGTAGGTGACGAACAGGCTATAGTTGAAACTGGTACTACTCCTTCTCAGACTTCAATGGATAAATTATCTTTGTATTTACTTGACAGAAGCACTTCTCCTATTGCTGTATGTTTGTCTAAATATGCTCAGGCTATAGGAAGAATGACTGGATATGCACAGTATATGTCTGAAGAAATGAAGAATAATTTTAATAGATATGGTCTTGTTAATTTCTATGATGGAGTTAGAATTGCATCTATTTCTGGTGCTAAAAAGCTTGTTAGTGGTGAAAAGTTACTTCCTGATAAGAAGATTTTTGGTATAGCTGGTAAGATTGGTACACTTGATCAGAAAGGTAATATTCGTGTTTACCAAACCATGGATAATAATGTTGAAAAAGTACATGTAAAAGTTACTGGATTTCAGTATGGTTTTGCTATTACTGATATTGAAAAAGTTGCTAAGATTACTTTGGCATAATATAAACTATAAAATAATTTCTAGTGGGATGGTGTTATCCATCCCACTAAATATAAAATAGAAAAGGATGGTTGAATGAACGTTAGGGAATTAAAATCAATTAATGTTTTAAATTATAATGAATTTACTGTAGTAGTTACTACTAAAACAGATAGTTATGCTCTTCCACCTGCTTCAGATGGCAACCCTAGTCTTTTACCACTTACATTTGATGAAATTTCATATATAAATAGTAATTCAGAAGTATTTAAAACAGGTATATTAAGATTTCCAAAGGAATATGAAGAAGTAATATATACTGAACTTAAAATTTTGGATTGGAAAGAAATATTATCAAATGATGAAATTAAAGATATTATTTTAAATCCTACAGTAGAAGGATTGAGTAAAATCTTAAAAATCCAAAATATAGCTAACTTTGAAAGGGTAAAAGGGATATTTGTTAAATTAAAAAATGAAAACAAGTATGATATATCTATGAGAGTTGAAGATTTAATTAGAGAAAGGGATGCTGAATTAAGAGCAGGAATTAGAAATAGTAAAATAATTATACGAAAATCTGATACTATGAAAATGGTTTCTACAGATGAAGTTAATTCGTTAAAAGAACAGAATAAATTGCTTCAAGAACAATTAAATCAAATGCAAAAAATGATTGAACAGATGATGAAAACGCAAGTTGTATCTCAGGAATTAACACAAGAAAACGAGAATGAAACAAAAACTGAACGTAAAAAAGTAGGAAGACCTTCTAATAAAAATAATAATTAAGGAGGTGGGTTAATGCCAACTCCTTTTGAATCAATTCGTCAAAAATTTTATCGTAGAATTGAAAAAGATAAGGATTTCTTTTCATATTATAATGTTTCACCTGAAGAAGCTATTGAATTAGCTGAAAAACAAGCTACTGGTTATTTATATGAAGCTATAGATAAATTAACAAGCCTATGTACTCCTGATGTAGATTTTTATGATTATGATGAAAGTCTGCAAGAATTTAATTTTGATTTAACTAATAAAGAACAGAATTTATTAGCTGATTTAATGCGTGAAGTATATTTTGAAAGAGATTTAGTTTTACTTAAAGCTTTTAAAATTGCAATGTCACCATCAGATTTAAATCAATTTTCACCTGCTAGTGAACGAAAAACCTTTATGGAAATGGTAGAAAAAATAAAACAAGAAAATATTATAAAAATTGATCATTATGCTTCAGTTGATAGATTAACAGGCAAACCTAAGATTATTGATCATAGTAAATATGATTATTAAAGGAGGTATTGAAAATGGATTTTTCATACTTCCAAAAAATAAATAATATGTATAATGCTAAAAGTAAAAAAGAAGTTCAATTATATCATTTGAAGAAACATATTAATGAAAGGTTTACCGATACTATTGATTTTTATTCTGTAATAGTTAATGATCATCCACAAGATTTATTAATTATACGAACAAATGATGAATATATAAAAACTATAAAATCAAGACCATATGAGGATTTTAATGCAGGTGATTATATTATTTTTGATAATAATACATGGATAGTTATTTCTAAAGATGTATGTAATCAAGCATATACTTCTGGTAAAATGCAACTTTGTACTTATACATTAAAATTTCAACATCCTCAAACGGGTAAGATACTCTCTTACCCTTGCATTACTTCTAATCGTATTCAAGGATACGGGGATAAGGAAACTGATGTTGGTATATTACCAAGTGGTAATAAAGTTGTATTATTACCTTTAGATCAAAACACGATTTTATTGCAAAATAGTGATAAAAAAACATGGAGATTTTTTTTAGATAATCATCCTACTCGTCCAAGACCATATAGGTTAACATTTACAGATTCAACAAGTCGATTAGGATTAATTGAATTATATTGTACTGAGGATAAAATAAATCTTAAGACTGATAATATAGAATTAGGTATATGTGATTATTTTGAACCTATTACTACCCCGCCCTCTTCTGATAAATATATATCTATAGAATCAGATGGGAAATTGGTTGTTGGGGGTATTCAAAGAACATTTACAGCTAATTTGATAGTAAATGGTGTAATACAATCGTTTAATCCTATATGGACAATAGATTATAATAATATGCCAGAAAAATGTTTTATTGTTATGTATGATGGTAATAAATGTATGATTAAAGTAAAGGATGATTATGATATTTATAAACATATTGGTGAATATATAACAATTATGTGTTCTACAGATGATGGAATGATAAAAAATGAATTGAAAGTTACAATTGCCGCTTAGTAAAAAGGGGGCGGATTAATGGTTAATAAAAGTAAAAATCAAATAGAGGGTTATCCTTTAGGAAAAGCAAAAGATATAATAATTAAGATGTTTGAAGATGATGAAAATATTAGATTATTATTATTGGGTAGTAATAATATAAATCAAGATTTAAAAGATAAACGTATTTTTGATTCATTAGTTATTAATTTAACTGATGATATGGTTAAAACTTATATTACAATGGACACTTATATTGTTGATGCGGATACAAAAATAAATTGTATTGCTATTGTAATTCAGGTAATTTCGCATTTAGAAAATATACCTCTTTTAATAAATGAAAAGCAAAAATTTTATTCTGAAGGATTTTACGGTAATAGAATTGATGTGTTAATGGATTTAATTATGAGAAAATTGCGTGGTAATAAAGAATTTGGTATTGGGAATTTAGAATTAAAACCTAGAAGTACTATGCGAATTATACAACCTACTGTTAATCATTATGGTAAAGAAATTATTTTTTATATGTATGACTTTAAATAGGTGGTGATATGAAATTACGATATATTGATTTGTTAAGCAACGATCCTATCCCGCTTGAAGGAGTTGGTACTTTAAAACCACCTACATTAAGAGATATAAAAAAAATATATGATTTGTATAATGTATATACTTCTTTTCTAGTTGTTGATGTAGAGAAATATTTAGAAATCATGAATTTAAAAGATAAATATAGTAATGAAGAAATTGAAACATTACATATTTACGATTTAATAAAACAAGATGATAAAATATTGCAATTATATATAGATATGTTTTCATTCTTTTTTATCGAAAATGTGTTTTTTGATAAAAAGAATGAAATTTTTGTTTTATGGAAGGAAGTTATACAGGAAGGTAAAGACGAATCTAAAAAAGTTGTTGTAGGTTATATAAATAAAGATAATTTTGATGAAGTACGTGATTGCATAGCACAATTAAATCATTTAAAAGTTGATACAGAGCTTGATGAATTAGCTAAAAGTAAAAATAAAAGGGTTAAAAAAATATTAGATAAAATTAAAAAAGGTCAAGCAAGTTTAAATAAAAATCAGCCTAAATTAAATATAGATTTATCTAAAATGATATCAAAATATTGTGCTGATAATAAATGTGGAATTAATTTGTTAAATGTTTTTGATATGACTGTTTATCAATTTTATGATCAATTTATACAACATAGACATATTAGAGAAGCAGATTTATATGATGCTATTTATTCTAATACTGTTAGTTATAACGATATTAAATCTTATGATATAAACTTTTGGCTTAAATAAACTATAAAATATAAAGGAGGAATATATAATGGATATTAATAGAGCTAATAGACAATGTGCCGATCTTGATATAAGAGAATATGGCACAAATGAACCTTTCTTATATGCTGATTTTTGTAATACTACTACTACAGGATTTAGTGGCGATACAGTTTATGCAATGAAGAAAGGTAATCGGGCAATTGCTTTCCAGAATCCTATTCAGGGTACAATGGAAATTACATTCCAAGTTCATCCATTTAAGATATATTCATTATTGAGTGATGGAACAATTGAAACAAATGCTGTTATACCTGTAAGAGAAGTTGTTAAAGCTACTGAAGATGGCAAATTAACAACAAAAGATACACCTGTGCCTGGAACAGTATTTGTATATAATAATGGTGATATTGGTGGTGTTGCAATAAAGGGTACGTTTGCAAACAAGACATTTACAGCTACTAATCCTGAAGATATTGTTGCAGATAAAGAATATGTTGTATGTTATTTATTTGAGAAAACTACTGGTGTTAAAAGAGTTGCGTTTAATGACAAGAAAATACCTAAATATTACAGAATTACTATGGAAACTCTTGATAAGAACGAAAGAGGTAAATGGGTACCTTGTTTAATTACAGCTTATAAAGCCACTCCTCAGAGAAATCTCAATTTATCATTATCTAGTGAAGGTGATCCTGCTACTATTACTATTACGTTTGATTGTATGGTTGATGAAAATAATAATGTTTTAGATATTGTAGAAATTGAAGATGAAGATGCTGAATAAATTGAGGTGTGTTAATGATTAAAAAGTGTAAAATAATTTTACATAATGAAAAAAATATAGTTATTGATTATGATGGTATTTTGGTGCAATTACCAAATACTATTGGTAAAAATATTGCTGAAGTATATGTAAAACATCATAATGACAAGTATTATATTGTAACAAAAGAAGAATATGAAAAATTTCATAATAAAAAAAATAAAATAAAAACTGAATTTAATAAAGAAGAAAGTGACGTATTGTAGTTCGTGTTCTTAGGGTAAGGATACTAACACAATACGTGTTTTTATTCTTACCCTTTTTTTTACCAACTTTGAGAAAGGATGTGTTGTTATTATTAAGTTTTCAAATTTGGATGAAGCTAAAAAATGTTATGGTGAAGATAATTTAGTTCCTATTACTAATATAAAACAAATAATATTTTATGCTAAACATGGATGTCAGCCCAAGTTTATTTGGGAAAGCGAAAAAGAAGAAAATAAAATTGTTGCTTGGTTTTTTAAACCAGAAACAGAATATATTTATAAACGCTGGATAGCTAATCGACCAAAGAGTGATTTAAATGAAAAATAAAAATATTAAATTAATTATTGATAAAGAAACAATTTCAGAATATACAAAATATTATTTTTCAATACATAGAAATGCCAAAAAAAAGCCAATTGATCAACCATATCACCCTTCTATAAATAGATGGATGATAATGAAACGTCCTATGATGAATGCTTTGAAACAAAAATGGAAAGATTTCATTATTTGGTTTATTAGAAATCAAGGTTATTCTAACCTACACATTGATAAATGTGAAATGAAATTTTCCGTTTATTATAGTACTAATCACAGGCATGATATTGATAATACAGTACCAAAATTTATTTTGGATGGATTTGTAGAATCTGGATTTATTATTGATGATGATTGTAATCATTTAACTTCTCTTACTTTACAGTGTGGATATGATAAAAAGAATCCTAGAACTGAAATTGAAGTTTATAATATAAAATATAAAACAAAGGGGTAATAAAAAGATTATAAAATATAAAAGTATCTTTCAAAGTTTATTATTACTCTTCTGTCGGTCATGTTACATACTTTATTAAATATAAATCTGTTTAAAATATAAAATGTAAAGGAGTAATGAGTATGATTAAGAAAATTAAGGAATATAGAGAATATCGTCAGTTAAAGAAATTTGTAAAAAAGGCAAAATTAATTATAGAATTTAAAATATTGCATACTCTTTTAAATATAATAAATTCATATGAAGACATTATTAAAGTTGCTGATAAATTAAAAGATTTAAAATCAGAGGATATTGCTAAAGAATTAGTTAAAACTATAAAATCTCATGAAAATAATGAGGTGAAATAATGTCTAAAATAATAACAGATTTAGCTAAATTTTTAGATGAAGAATGTAAAAAAGCTGCAAAAAAAATGGCAGAAGAAGTAAAAGATTTAATAACTGATTTTATAATGGTTTATTATGATGAATACAATCCTAAATATTATGATCGTACATATCAGTTTCTAAAATCAGTTACTACTACAGATGTTGTACGTGATGGCAACGGTTACAAAGTTGCTATTTATCTTGATGATACTAATATTAACTATGATGATATAGATCCTATAGTTGTTTGGGATTATGCTAATAGAGGTTTACATGGTGGTTATCCTCCTTTTAATGGTAGACCTTCTGATGTGCATTTTTGGGACGATGCAATGGAATTGTTAGATAAAGGTTATTTAATAAAGAAGTTTGGAGAATATTTGAAGGATAGAGGTTTTACAGTAGTGATTGGACATTAAAATTTTACATAAAATCAGTGTTTTTTGATTTAAGGGTAGTAGATGTCAAAGTCTACTACCCTTCTCTTCTACTTGGATTAGGAAGGAAGTGATAACAATGGCTAAATCCAAAATAGTAAAAGTGAGATATTTTACTAAAGATAAATTAAATAAAATATCTCCTAAAAATTTAAAGTATTATGAAAAGTATCTTCAATCAAATATAATTAAAAATAGAGAAGTTAAAGATACTACATATAAAACTTATAAAAACTTTTTTATGCATTGGTTAGCTTTTCTTGCTGAAAGATATGATAATATAGATTTATATTCTGATGAATTTATGGAAAATGCAGTTGATATTATGGAAGATTATATAGCATTTTGCCAAGATGTTTTACATAATAATAAAAAAGTTATAAATACTAAATTATCAGCCGTTAGTTCGTTTTATATCTGGTCTATGAAACGTGGATTTATAAAGGCTCATCCTTTTGATAACAAATTAGATAGAATGAAAAACGCTCAAGATGAACATATAATAAATTCTTACTTTCTTACTCCTGAACAAGTACAAAAAATTAGATTAGAATTATCTACTAATGATGAGTATGATATACAAGATCAAATTATATTTGAAGTAGCTTATGATTCTGCAAATAGACTTGGAGCATTAGAAAGATTAACACTTTCATCTTTGGATTTAGATGAAATGGTATTTCGTGATATAAGAGAAAAACGTGCTCAATATGTTGAAGTTGTTTTTGAGGAACGTGCTAAAGAATTAATAGCAGAATGGCTAGAAATGCGAAAAGATGGTTATGATAAATTAGAATGTGATGCATTATTTATAACAAAATATAAGGGCGAATATCGCCCTATGTCAAGAGAAACTATTTACAATAGAGTCCGTAAAATTGGAAAAATTGTAGGTATAGATGATTTTAGACCACATTGTATACGGAAAAGTCGTTTAAATAATATTTATGAAGAAACTGGTGATTTAACTTTAGCTGCTGAATTAGCAAATCACCAATCTACTGAAACTACTAGGTCAGCATATATTAAACCTATGAGTAAAACTGAAATTCGTGATAAAATAAATGCTTTACGTAATAAAAAAGAAAATTAAGAAAAGTAAATAGTGTTCATTTTTAATTAAAATCTATGTTTACAATGCATACATACTCTTTCGTTTTTTCCACTACCTATAAATCCTGTAGTAAATCTCCAGCCACGTTTCATCATAGTTATTTGAGTTGAATTACATTTTGGACACATAATCAGACCATTTTTATTAATTTTAGGTTTATTTTGTTCTTTTATTTTATTACGAAATTCTAATGCTTTATCTTTATTAGTAATATTATAATATACATACCATATTAAAAATATAAAACTAATTATACCAGCGATTATATAACCCATATTAAATCCTCCTAAATTTATTTATATGTATATATTATAAAATATTTTATAAATTATGTCAATTCAACACTCCTTTTTAGGAGTGTTTTTTATTATAAAAAATACTCCTAAAAAGAAAGGAAGTGAATGTGGATGTCTATCGATTATAAAGTTTTATTAGATATAGCTTTTGATTTAAAACAAGCACAAAATGAATTAAATAGACAAATAAAATCTTTACAAAAAGCTAGTAAACTTGCATTAAATATAGAATTATCAGATAAAGAGGCAAGAAAAGTTATAGAAACTTCTACTAAAATGTGGACACAGTTGCGTAAAGAAGCTGTAGAAGCTTTTAATGCTCCAAATATTGAATTAAAAAAAATGGGGCAATATTATAAGGAATTAGAAAAATTAAGTGATAGTTTTTTGAAGAAAAATATAAATGCTATAGACTTAGAAATTCAAAAGCGTGAAGAACAAGCTAAAAAATATAGTAATTTATTAAAAGCCCAAATACAAGAACGTATTGAAACTGAAAGATTGAATATAGATAAAACTATATTAGATAATAATATTACTAAGTTTTTAAATGAGAACAAAAAACTTAGTGATGGTTTAAAAAATAAAATAATAGAAATACAAAACCAAATAAAAAATGCTGATGCACTTACTTTAAAAAATCTACAAAGAGAATTTAGATCAGCGACTAAAGAAGCTGAAGCACTTGGAATGACAGGACGTACAGCGTTAGGTGAGTTAGCAAATAATACTAAAAAATTCTTTTCATGGTATAGTATAGCTGGAGTAGTGACTGGTGCTGTACGTACTATTAAAGGCATGATAAATGTTATAATAGAACTTGATGATAGTCTTATTGAACTTCAAAAAGTAACTGATTTAACAGGACAAGAATTAGATAAATTTATTGATAAAGCGTATGATCTTGGTTCTCAAATTGCTAGAACTGGCAAAGAAGTTATAGATGCTACTACTGTTTTTAGACGTGCGGGATATTCACTAGAGGATAGTTTAAATTTAGCTGAAGCAGCTTTAGTAATGGTTAATGTAGGGGATGGTATAAAAACTGTAGAAAATGCTGCTTCATCATTAATAGCAACGTTAAAAGGTTTTAATTTATCTGAGACAGACGCAATGCGTGTTGTCGATATGATAAATGAAGTTTCAAATACTGCCCCTATAGATTTTGATAATATAACTGAAGGTTTAAGAAGGATTTCTGGTACTTTATCGCAGACTGGTACGAGCATTGAAGAAACAATTGGTTTATTAACTGCTGGTTTCGCAAGACTTAGGGATATTGAAATGGTATCCAGTGGACTTTTAATGGTGTCGCAACGTTTACGAGGTATTACTGAAGATGGCGAAGAAATTGATGGGTTAATGCCTAAATTACAAAAAGCTTTTAAAGAAATAGCAAATATAGATATACAAAATACCAATGGACAACTTCGTAGCACATATGAAATATTATCAGATATGGCTAAAGTATTTCCTACTCTTACTGATGAACAACGTCAGTATTTAGGAGAGCTAGCTGCTGGTAATAGACAAGTTAAAGTTCTTAATGCTATATTAGCTGGTTGGGAAGATGTAGAAAAAGCTGTAATAAGTGCTAGCAACTCACAAGGATCAGCTATAAAAGAAAATGAAAAAGTATTAGAATCTATTCAAGGTAAAATTAATGCTGTTCGTTCATCTTTTGAGCAATTATCGCAACACACTATAGAGAGTGATTGGATAAAATATTTTTTAGATTTGTCAAATGTGTTAATTAAAACTATAGATAAAGTAGGTTTATTTAATATTGCATTAATTACATTGGTTGGGGTTTTAGGATCTAAAACTTCTTTAGGATTAAATACATTTGCAAATCAGTTAACAATATTAGCTACAAAAGTAGGAATTACTAGTAGTGCTGTAACATCATTAAGTATGGCGTTAAGTACTATTCTTCCTGTTGTTGCGGGCTTATTAATTATAAAAGGTATAACTATAGCTTATGACCATTTTAATCAGACATTAGAAGAAACTCAAGAATTATTATCACAACAGGTAGAAGCATATAATCAAATTACGTCTGAAATAGAAAGACTTGAAGAACAATTAAATACAACTAAATCAAGACTTGAAGAATTAAATTCTGTTGGTGGAGTAAAACTTACTAAAGATGGAGAAAAAGAAAAACTTGAAGCTCAAACAGCAGAATTAGAAAGACAGTTAAGTATTTTAAAGGAAAAACAACGAATTGCCGCTTTAGAAGCTGAAGAAACAGCTATTAGAACATTAACAACTCCAATAAAAAGTAGATATGGTGGAACAACGTTTAATAGTGATTTAATAGGAACTTATACTAAGCCAGATGAAATTACAAGAGATTTTGAATTACAAAGAACAATGAATAAATATGACCAATTAGCAAGGTCATACAAAAGACTTCAGCAAGAGCAAGAGGAACTTATTAAATCTGGTGAATCAACTCCCAAATTACTTAGTAAATATGATACTGAATTAAAAAATATAAGCGATCAAATGGAAGAAACTCGGCAGTATGCGAATGAATTAGCAACTGCATTACAAAAAGATGCCGAGGGTTTAACTGGTGTAACTGAAGAAGGTAAAAAGCATAAAGAAATCATAAATAATGTTTTACAATTATATGATGATTGGTTAAAGGATCTTGATGCTACAGAAAATGCAAGTTTGAGATTATTTTCCGCCAATGATGATTTAATTAAAGAAAATCAAGAATCATATTTATCTATTGAAGAACAAAATGAAATAATTGACGAATATCAAAAACAAATTTCTGCTATTGAAAAAGCTCTTCAAAATCTTAATAATCTATCTCCTACTGAAATAATGGACTTATTACAAGAGTTTCCTCAGCTTAAAGATTATGGGTATACTGGTTCAGAAGGAATAGATGTATTAAGAACAGCTTTAGAAAAAACGCTTAAATCATTATATTATAATCTTGATTCTAGTATAGAGTATAAAAATGTTTTACGTCAAATTCGTGATCATGCTTTAAATACTGCAAATGCTATTGATGATGTTTCTGATAGTTTAGCTAAAGTGAATAAATCGGGTAAGCTATTACAAGATGTCAAAGATGAAGTTAAAGAATTAGGATATATTTCTTCTGAAACATTGCACAATATAGGATCTCAGTCTACTGAATTAAAAGATGCTGTAACAAGATTTAATGCTGGTTTAATTGATACAAATGAATTAATAAATGAATTGTCTAAAGCTTATGAAACTGATGTAGAAAATTATAAAAATGCAGTTATAAATAAATTATCTGAAAACGAAAATTTTTTTAATAATGTTAAAGAAAAGTTACCTGATTGGGTAAAAACTTTAGCTGAAACCTATAATATAGATTATCAGAATTGGATTACATTACACAAAGCCAAATTAGAATTATTGAAAAAATTGTATAATGAACAACATACATATGATGAACTACGTGAAAAATCTTGGGAAGGTAGACTTGGTGTTCATGATTTAGTTGATCTTGAAGCAAGTAGACAAGCTGTAAAAGATATCCAAAGTATAATTGATGAATTAGACAAAGCAGTAAATATAACTTTAAATTTTAAAGGTTATTCATCTTCTAAAACTAGTACTGGTAAAGAAAAAGATTTAATAAAAGAAGCATTTGATCGAGAAAAAAGTTATATAGATTATTTACTTGGTACTGAACAAATTGACGAAACGGAATATTATGATCGTTTAGAAAAAATAAATGAAAAATATTTTGGTGCTAATAAGAAGAAATATCTTGAAGAATATCGTAAATATGTTGTTGATATTTATCAAGGTAGAAAGAAAATTGAAGATGATGTCATAAAAGGTAAATTTACTGATTTAAAATTTAAACTTGACATGGATGAAATTGACGAAGAAAAATATTATGCTGAATTAAGAAAACTAAATGATAAATATTACAAAGATGTAAAAAAATATCAGGATGAATATCGTGATAATTTAATTAAGTTGCATGAGTGGGAAATAAAAGAATATGAAAGAAAACTGGCTGTTATAGAAGCTGAAATTACTAGAAATGCAAATAATATTCAAGATATCTTGAATGAAATTGAAGTTGCTAATGGTAAAGGTACTGAAGAACAATATCAAAAACTTATTGATTTATCTAATAAAGAAATTGAGCTTTATACACAAAGAAAACAACTGGCTGAAGAACAATTAAAGAATATTAAATATGATACTGATGAATATCGTAATTTAGAAAAAGTAATTCAGGATTGTGAAAATGCTATAGCTGATGCTTATGTATCACAAAATAAGTGGAATAAAGCAATTCTTGAATTGCCAATACAACAATTAGAAAGATTTAATGATACTTTAAAAGACACTTTAGATGAATTAAATGAAATAAAAAATACATATGATAGAATAATTAGTGCTGTAGTTGATGTAATAGATGATGAAATAGATGGTATAAATAAACAAAAAGAAAATACTGAAAACTATTATGATAATTTAATAAATAAGGCAAAAGATGAATTAGATTTATTAAAAAAGATCAATGAAGAACGTGAAAGGCAATATAAATGGCAACAAGCACTTTATGAATTAGAACGTGCTAGGAATCAAAAGGTTGATAAAATTTATCGTGAAGGTCAAGGTTTTGTATATGAAGCTGATACGGATGCTATTCGTAAAGCTCAGGAAACGCTTGATCAATTAACATATGACAAAATAATTTATACAAAAGAAAATGAAATTGAAGCTTTAGAGAAGGCTAAAAAATCCGCATTAGAATCATATGATGTACAAATAAAAAGATTAAATGATATTAAAAAATTATGGAATGATATTGCTGATTCAATTCAAAGAATGGCTGATTTAGATTTAGCCGAAAAATTATTTGGTGAGGATTGGCAAAGAAAAATATTAAGTGGCGATAATTCTTTATTAGAATTAATGAAAACTTTATACGGAAATTTAGACGAAAATATTCAAAAGATAGAAAAACAAATTAAAGCTAATGATAAAATGATTAAGTCTATAAATAAATATGTAGCAGCTTGGGAAGATGGAGCAGTTGATGTTGAAAAAGCTCAAGATATGATTCAGGAAGCTTTAGAAAATGCAAAAAATTATGAAAAATTAATTTTAGAAGATCGTTTGGAAAATGTAAAAAATTTTGCTGAAGAATATATAAAATGGGCTGACAAATGTGTAAAAGCAATTGCAAAGATTGAAGAAAATTTTATGACTTTACAGTTTAAATATCAAGAAGTTCAAGATTATTTAAGTACATTAAAGAATAATGCTCCTATACTTAAAATAGGTAAATCTCATAAAGGTATGGAGCTAGGCTATATAGGGAATACTATCCAATCACAAGATGCTTTTCGTATTATTGCATTAGATACATTAAAACCTGATGAAATAATACGTGTTTTAAAAATTAATGAAGCTGTATTAACAGAGATGCAACAAAGTAATATACTTAATAATGTATTAAATTCTTATAAAGCTGGCATTAATACTGCTATGTCTGCCGTAACGTCAAAACAATCTAGTTCTCCTGTATTCCAGTTTACAGGGGATATACATTTACATGAAGTGCAACATGTAGATGAATTAGCTAATGAAATAGTTACTAATTTTATACCTTTAGTAAATCAGGAATTACACAAAAGATAAAATTGAGGGTGGTTATACCGCCCTCTTTTATTATGTGATAAGTAGAAAGTTGGTGGTAATATTATGATTAATTCTAAATTGGCATTAAAAAAATTAATAGATGGATTATTGTTAGTTGTAAATAAAGAACTAAAAAATGCTCCATTTGATAAAACTGTACAAGGTATAATTATTGAAGAAATTGTACCTGCAAATAAATATAAAGTTTTAATTAATGATGATCAGTATATAGTAAAATCAAAATCTAATCATTCTGTAGGTGATATTGTTTATATCCTTATTCCACAGAATAATTATAATAATATGATTATTTTGTTTTAAATAAAGAAAGGATGAAATTTAAAATGAAACCATTAGTTTATAATATAAATGCCTTTGATGCTCGTTATGAAAAAACTATAGAATTTGAATGGCAAGGAAATCAAGCTTTTAAAAATAAATGTATTATAAGAAATAATGCTACAAATACAATAGTATATCAATCTATACAGGAAACCTTTCAGTTGAAACATGTTATTCCTGCTCATATATTAACTAATGGTATTTTATATAATATAACAATAAGTGTTTATGATATTAATGGTACTGAATCAGAAACATCAGATCCAGTCTTATTTTATTGTTATACCAAGCCTACTTTTGAATTTACAAATTTAATCGATAATCAAGTTATAAGAAATTCGTCTTATAATGTAATATTGAATTATTATCAACCTGAAGGCGAAGAATTACAATCTTATCAATTACATTTGTATAATACTAATAAAAATTTAATTTGGAGTTCTGGTGTTAGGTATGATACATCTAACTTGTCAATTTCAATGTATGATTTAGATGATAATGGTACGTATTATGTTCGTGCCACAGGTATAACTGTAAATGGTATGGAATTGGATACTGGATATGTTTTTATTTCTGTTAATTATGAAATGCCTAGTGTTTATGCTCTTTTAACACTTGAAAATATTAAAAAAGAAGGTAGTGTTAAAATCCAGTCTAATATTATTAGTTTAGAGGGTAAATATGTTGGAAGTGGTGATCCTGTTTATATAGATAATGAATATATTGATTTGACTGATAATAAAGTTTATGTATATTTTGATGAAGGTTTTCTTATTGATAAAGATTTTACTTTGAATATTATTGGATATAATATGAGTTTTAGTACTATATTAATTTTATCAAATGGGGAAAAAACAATTATATTATCAAAAGAAAAATGTACATTTGCTAGCGATGATGGTTCGGAAAGAGTTTATTTCAAATTAAAAGTTCCTAGTGCATTTACAGATTATATTATACATAGTCAATATATTATCCCACCTTTAGATACGGATTTACTATCTATTTGGATTAAAAGGAAAAATAATATATACAGTGTCTATATAAAAAATTTATCATCCTAGAAAGGGGTGATTTTATTTATGCCGTTATTAATGAATTTATTTTGTGGTAAAAATTTTAGTTTTAGTTTAACTCCTACAAATGTTTCTAATATAAATTATATTCGATTAAGTGCAGGTATTTTTGATAGTTTATTTGTTAGTAAAAATTCAAATATAGAATATGATGAAAGTAAAAGACAATGGGATTTTGATACAAAAATATTTGCACATTTTCGTAATAATTTATTTGGAGGAAATGTTGATTATACATCGGATATAGTGTCTGCAATTCGTGTTAAAAGAAGAAAAAAGGGGATATATAAATGGGATACCATTTATGAGATACCTATTAAGACAAATGAAGATTTTAAATTTGAAAGATTTGATAGAACTGTACGTAGTAAAACAGATTACCAATATTCTTTAGTGCCTGTTATAAATAATATCGAAGGCAATTTAAATACTAATGAAATTAAAACTGATTTTGAAGGATTTTATTTTATAGAGAAAGAAACCGTTATACGTGCTATTTTAAATGCTGCGATTTCATCTACTAATAGAAATTTTAGTGGTAATATAATTGAAACAAAAGGAAGGGAAAAACCATTTTTTATAACTAATTCAAAATTAAATTATGAAAGTGGTACAATACAAGCTACTTTTATTGATCAAGATTTAAATAATGAATGGGATATTGAAAATGCTTGGAAATACAGGCAACAAGTAGATGATTTTTTGAGTAACGGTAAACCTAAAATTTTAAAATGTGATGATGGTAGAATGTGGCTTGTAGCTATTGTGCCAAATTCAGTAAAAAATGTTGTTAGTCATCATGATAATGTTATTACTACAATTAATTGGGTTGAGATTGGTGATGCCGAAAATGTTGCTGATTTAATAGATAACGGTTTTCTTGACCTTGATCCAAGGTTGGTGAGATCATAATGAATTATATTATTCAACAAAAAGATATAGACATACTTTTTCAAGGAGTAAAAAATTTATCATATAAAATTGAGTTACTTAATCGTAATTTAAAAGTTATAGATGTTATTACAGGAAATTTAATAGATGATTCATTTAGTATTTCTGCTGAAAGTGCTATTAGAAGAACATATAATTGCACATTATATGTTTCTGATAGCACTTTTGATATAGGTGCAGATAAAAAAGTATGGATAGATAGATATATACGTCCATATATAGGCATTGAACATATAAGAAGTGGAGAAGTTTTATGGTATTTAATGGGTACATATATAATTAATGAACCTGATTATAACTATGATAAAGAAAATAAAACATTATCTCTTACTTGTAGCGATTTAATGTGTATTTTAAATGGTGATATAGATGGTAAAATACAAGATTATTCTTTAAAAATTCCTGCTGGATCTTATATAAGAAATGTAATAGTGAGTTTATTAAATGAAATTGGAATAAAAAAATATTATGTACAAGATATAGGTAAAGAGATTCCTTATGATTTAGAGTATAGTGTTGATGCTACATATTATGATGTATTAAAAGATATAGTTGATTTATATGCAGGATATGAAATGTTTTTTGATATTGATGGTACATTTATAATACAGAAAATACCTACAACAAAAAATGAAATATCCATTTTAGATGAATCTATAATTAATCCATTAGTTATTAAAGAAAATAAACAAAATACTTTTAATAAAATATATAATGTAACAAAAATATGGGGAAAGTTCTTGGAACCTGATTACTATACTCAAACTGCAAATTATTCTAATAACATATATTCTGCTACATTTTCAGGAATTAGTGAATTAGAAAATTTTGCTAAGTATGCTATAAAAATACCTTCTAATAATCAAAATAATGTTAGATTAAATATTAATGGAATTGGTGCTAAATTAATACTAGATGATTATAATAACCCCATTTCTAGTAATAGATTAAAAGCTAATATGGATTATGTTTTTAAATATCGTCGGGCAACTGATGATTTTTTATTGCTTGGACAATATCAAGCATATGGTGAATACAAGTGTTATGATGAAGATTGTCCATTTTCTATTACTAATTTAGGGAAAGAGATTATTAATACAATGCAGTTAGATGAATTAGAATCTGATGATTTATGTCAACAGAGGGCTAAGTACGAAACATGGTTATCAACAAGATTTTTAGATCAAATTTCATTAGAAATGGTCAATATTCCATTTCTTGATGTAAATAAGAAAATCACATATACAAATGAAGCTGGTGAAACAAAAGATTATATTATTAAATCCATAAGTGGATCAAATAGTAATTTTATTATAAATGTGTCAATGATGAAGTATAGTGAACTTTATCCTGACATTGTTTAGAAGGGAGTGATTTTATGTCAATAACATATCCTCAATTTCCAGATACAAAATTTCCAGATGAGCTTGATAATTTCCAAAGATTTATAGATATAACATTAGATACATATGCACTTGCAAAGGAATTTGAATCTAAGTTTCAATCTGGTGATATTGCAGGTGCATATGCTTTATTAGAAGAAAATCCTCAATTAAAACGTTCATATATAGGTGCAGCTACATTAAATCCTATTATAGATGCTATAAATGCATTACAATTATTGTTTACAGAAAGTATTCAAGAATATTTGATGAACATTGTTAAACCACAAGGTGGTTATTCTCCTACTGTTAAATATAAAAAATATGATGTAGTTCTTTATGCTAATAATTCTGCATTAGAAACATATATGTGTTTTAGAAATGATACTCCTATAGGTACTTTACCTACAAATACTAATTATTGGTGGCCGCTAACTTTACGTGGTGAACGTGGACTTCCTGGTACTGGATTAGTACCATATGGAATTTGGAGTCCTTATATTACTTATCCAAAAGATGCATTGGTTACATATAATAATATTTTATGGGCATCTTCAGAAGAAAATACTAATGTTATTCCGTCAATTAATTCAAGTGTTTGGTATAAAATTCTTGAGATAAATGTAAACGATTTAACTTATATTGATTCAACCACTAATATACCATATAGATATATTATTGATGATGGAAGAGTTTATTTTGAAAATATTATTGATAATACAAGATTTGAAATAGCAAAAATTATAGATATACCTGAAGTCATACCTATTGAAAGAGGTGGAACTGGTGCGTCAAACGCTGCACAAGCGTTAAAAAATTTGGGAATAGAAGCTACTGCTACTGAAATTAATAAATTAAAAGGTACAACAGTTTCTTCACAAGAAATAAATTATTTAAATGGAGTAACGGGTAATATTCAATCACAATTAAATAATAAAGCACAAAAATCAACTGTTACTAATGTTACTTTATCAGCTTCGCAATGGAGTGGTTCATCTGCACCATATACTTATACATTGTCTATCAATGGTGTAACATCTAACAATGTTATAGAAATAATACCTCAAAATAATCTCGATGTAAATCAAGTAAAAAATTTAGCAGATGCAATGATTGTTACTGGAACTCAATCTACTAATTCTATTACTTTAAAAGCTTACGGTAATAAACCTACTGTTAATATACCAATTACTATAATTATTAGAGGTGATTTATAATGCCAGTGATTTGCAGACTACCGTATGGTGGTGGAGGAATAAAAGAAATATATGATTTTCCTCTTACTATATCTAATACACAACCTACTGCTGTTAGAAACGGTCATATTTGGGTTAAGGCAGATATAGCTTCTCAAATATCTACTGTAAAGATAGTGGAAGCTGTCAATGCAGGAGAATCAAATGGTACACTCATGCTAGTAGTAGGGGATTTAGTTTACAGAAACTTTAATACTAGCCACTCAAAAACTTTAACAAATGGTGGTACTAAGAATTTCAGTATTGCTGATAGCAACACAACAAATGACTGGCTTGTGCAGTCAATAAGTGGAGATATTACTTCCAATACTTATTTACGCCGACCCTTAGTATATTCCAAAATAGGCGGGGTATTAGACATGGAAACTGCATATATGTGGAATGGAAGTAGCTGGGTGTTGTTGAGTCAAAAAGGCAGTTATATTGCTTATACTTCTCAATGGGCTGGCGGCGGTAGCAGTTCATATTATGATAGTAATTTTGATATATATAATTTCAATACTTCAAACAACGAATTAACTCTTAATGCCAGATTTCCTTTACGAGCTACGACAAGTAGTGGTGATATGTTGCTTTATTTAAACACTAAATTCACAAGAGATGGTAATTATTTATTACATGGTGATAAAATTTATAAAAGACAGGGAGATGTTTTCACATTATATTTTACTGCACCTTCTACAAAGGGAACGTTAACAGAAGATGGTCAAATATTAGTAACACCTTATTATAGCGGTTCTAGTGCTGGATTTAGAGTTTATAGAAATGATGGTAGTACATTTGTTTTCGAAAAAACGTATTATGTATCGTCAAATAGCAGAAGTTCAAATACATTGGCTTGTGTAAGTGCTAATGGTAAAGCTGTTTTATTAATATATCCAATTACAGTATACGATAACCTAAACAATATACAAGTTGACTTATATATTGCCAATGATGATGGCACGTTTCCTTCATCTGGTATAAAACTGTTTTCGTCATCTACCAGCACTGGTGATTATAAAGCATCTGTGCGAGTAAATCCTTTTACGGATGCCTTTGCATTATCTACTATATCACCAGTTGTTCCAAGATATTGTAATGTTATATCTATTGCTAATAAAACGTATAAAAATAATAATTTAGGTATTTCTAATAGTATCGTTAATGAAATTATGGGGTGGCTTGATACCAATACTGTCTTATATGCTTATAATCCTTATAGTGGAGACCGCACTTACATAGCTTATGATATATCTACTAATACATTTTATGATGTTGTATTTCCATCAACTATTTTAAATGATGACCCCTCTGTTAGATTTTTAGCGGTAAATTCAGGTGGTAATAAAGTATTTATAAGTACTTATGAATGTAAATATCATCTACTCAGCTATACTAAATCATCAAATACAATAACATTTTCTTTAATAAAAACACTTCCATCTTCAATTAGTACCAATCTTGCGAATGAAGGCACTGCGATTGCAGCTTTATAAAGGAGGTTTATTATATGTTTTATTACAGACATGACGGAAATTATATGTTGATAGAGAAAAGCACTACTCCTCTTACAGGGGAGAATGTGCTGACCTGTTTTGAAGATTTTGATTTAAATCTATATGATGTTATTGTAGGTTATGTTAATGATAAGAATGAAATATTAAAACATACAAAATTAATAAGAAATAATGAATTATTATTAAGAGAAATTGAAAATTTGCGTAAAATAGTAAATCCACAAATAAATTATGATACTTGTACGTTAGAAGAATTAAAAGAATGGTATATTAATTTAAGTAAGCAAAAATTAAAAGAATATTTAGAAAATAATCCTATTTTCTCTACTTGTCATGATCCAAATGGTGCATATTATTCAATAACCGAAGAAAAACAACAATATTTATCGCAAATGATAATAATTACACAATTAGCCTTGCAAAATGGAATTGATTTTCAACCTTCATGGAATGCGACAGGTGAGCCATGTACATATGATTGGACGTTAGAACAATTACAACAGTTAGCTTTTGAAATTGAAAGAACAGTTAGACCTTTAGTAACAAAACAACAAGAAATAGAAAGTAAAATACAAAAAGCTAATAGTAAAGAAGAAGTTTTACGTATTACTATAGAATATTGATGGTGATAATATGAAGCAATTTAGTAAATATATATTTTTATGGTTAGTAGGCGGAGTAGCTTATTTTTTTATTGAAATAATTTATCGTGGATATTCTCATTGGACTATGTTATGTCTAGGTGGATTTTGCTTCGTTTTCATGGGTTTATTTAATGAAATATGGTCATGGAAAATGCCTTTATGGAAACAAATGATTTTAGGTGGATTTACTACTACAGTATTGGAATTTATAACTGGATGTATTGTAAATCTTTTATTAAATTGGAATATATGGGATTATTCTCATCTTCCATTTAATATATTAGGTCAAATATCATTACCGTTTATGCTAATATGGTGCTTATTAAGTTTATTAGGAATTATATTAGATGATTATATTAGGTATTTATTTTTTAATGAAGAAAAACCAAGATATAAAATATTTTAATATTAATTGATTTTATATTAAGTGGTACAAAATATTAATTTGTACCACTTATTTTTATAAAAAAGGTGAGATTTATGATAACAATTGTTATGCAAGAAAAAAATTTAAAATTAACATCTTCTACTCCAATATATCAATTTGAGAGCAATGTAGATACAATTAAATGTTTGATTCCGATAAAATATAACAATATTGATTTAACTAATGCAACTGTTTATATGTTTTATTCTAATGATAATGACCATGGTGGTTATCAAGAACTAAAGTTAGATAACCAATATAATAATAATTATTTACAGTTTAACGGTATTGTTGATAGTAATATGACAGCTTATGATGGTAATCTTAATGTTTGGCTAAAAATGTATGATTATAATAATGAAATTGCTTTAGAAACTAATTCAGTTGTTTTGCCTATTTTACCTAGTAAAGAATTACCTAAAGAAACTATAAAGTCAATAAAACCATGTTTTGATTCATGGTTAATCAAGATGAATCAAATAGAAAATAAGTGTATAAAAACATTGCAAGATTGTATTAATTATGTAAATCTAGTTCATAAAGAGCTAGAAAATTTAAAAGCCGCTAATGGAGGTGGTGATTATGTCGATAGTTGACTTTGAAATAATAAATCGTGATATAAATCCAAAAATAGAATTAAAAGATATAGTTGTTGAGGGAGATTCTAATTCAAAAAAATTTTATTTTGAAATAAATCGTTATTTTGATGGTGTTGATTTGTCTCAATGTAATATAGAAATTGGTTATAAGAATGCTGATGGTAAAACTGATTATAGTCAAGGTTATTTGTATGAATTTGACACGTCTGGTAATAAATTTACTTTTTATTGGATAGTTCCTAGCAGTGTCACTGTACAAAGTGGTATAGTTAGTATATTTATTGAATTTTCATTAAAGGATAATAGTAATAAAAAAATATATGTTTGGAAAACAAAAATGATAACATTTCCTATTGAAAAATCTTTTCAAATATTAGGAGATGCTACACCATTAGATTATGAAGATCAAAAAAGATACTATGAATCTTTCAGTGGGTATCCTATTGTAAATATTTCTGATACTGATGAACCTATTTATATAGTTGGCAGAAAAATATTAATGCCAAATTTAGAAGATGTTGCAGTAGTAGGTGATAATAGATCACAAATAATTTCTTTTGTCATGCAAAGATATTATGATAATGTTGATAGATCAAAAAAAGTTATAGCTATATGTTTTAAAAATGCTGAAGGTAAAGGTGATAGAATTCCACCTGTCAATGTTGTTGTTTCTGATGATACTATAACATTTGGTTGGTTACTTGACAGTAAAGTAACTGTTAAAAGTGGTTATATTGATTTTAAGTTTGAAGTTTTAGGATATGATGAATTTGGAGAATTTTATGCATGGTCTACTCTTTCATCACAAATTTATGTGTCTGAAGGTTTGGATGTAGATCCCTTTATAGAAAAACCAGAGCCTTCATGGCTACAAGAATGGTTAATACAAGAAGCTCAAATTATAACCAATGAAGAAGAACGCAAACAAGCTGAAATAGAAAGAAATAATAAATTTAACTTATTAATTAGTACTATTAATACAGTCAATAATACAGCTAATACAGCTATACAAAATGCCAATCAAGCATTGCAAAACGCCAATGTAGCGTATGAAATGGCTAGCAATTTGGTAGCTGAAAAAATTGGTATTAATGATAATAGCATTTCTAAATCCGAAACATATAGTAGTGAGAAAATTGAAGACAAAATTAAAATAAAAGCACAGTTTGATGATGTTGATGTTCAAAGTGGATCATTTATACACTCTAGTAAATCAGAAGAAGCAGAAATTTTTTATAAAATTGAAGGTGCAACATATCAAAAACAAACTATCCAAAGTAAAAATATATTTAATATGTACGGAGATTATATTCAAAATTCTGATATTGTTTCAGTGTCTAGGGTAGATAAAACTATAACTATTGTTAGTAATAATACTATTGCTTATTCCAATATAAGATTTAAATTACCAAAACATTTATATGCAAACAAAACTGTAACATTATCTTATGAATCATTTACTTCTACTGTTCCCGATATTGGATCAAGAGTACAACTTATGTATATAGTAAATGGTATAGCACAATATCGTGATTTTAGTGTTAATGGTACTACACTGACAATACCTGAAAATATAACAGATATATATATTCGTATAATGTGTAATAATGTGCCTACTGCTCCTAATATACAATCAACTGTTACGGTAACGGGGATTCAAGTAGAATATGGATCAGTAAAAACTCAATATGAAACATTTACCCCTGATAGTCCTAGCGTAGATTACCCATCTGTTATCGAAAGTTTGCAAAATTTTAATATTATAGCAACAGGTAAAAACATATTACCTCGTTTTTCTAATAATTTTATAAATGGCGTTACCTTAAATGTTTTAGAAGATGGAACAATTATTTTAAATGGTACTGCTTCTTCAGCAGCTTACTTTACCGTACCGATTAATTTAGTTTTAAATGGGACATATACTTTTTGTGCCAATAATAATTTTGTTCATAATAGTATTGCTATAAAAATTAAAAGTAATGACACTGTTATATTTGATTTAAATTTAGGAAGTGGTATAGGACATAAAGTTACTAAAACTGTAAATAATATAATGCTTAAAGAAATTACTTTATCTGTATCTTCAGGATCGATATGCAATAATTTGCAATTAAAACCCCAGTTGGAATATGGAAATGTTGCTTCCAATTATGTTTCCCCTAAATATAATAAAATAACTATACCATATGAATTAAATAAATTACCCAATGGTGTTGCTGATACTTTAGAATATATAGGCAACGGTAAAGCTAAATATACTGAACGTCTTATTAAAACTACAATTAATGGAACAGGATTAACGATATATGTTGATGATGTAGGTACTAATACTGTTGTTTTTAGATTTACACCTCCTATTAAAGCAAATCCTACGCTAAACTATAATGACAGACCTTATACAATAATTTGCGATCGTTTTAAAGCTCGTGCAGATACGTACACAGGTGACAATGAAGGAATTATGATAAATCAGGAAGGATTAATATTTGTTAGGGTAAAACGTTCAAGACTCACTGAAATTTCATCTAATGGATGTAAGATGTTTTTGCAAAATAATCCAATTACTGTGGTATATGAAAGATTAGATCCTGTTGAAACAATAATTGATCTTCCTAGTTTATTATCATATTCTGATTCTACAAATGTATATACTAATTCTCAATTACAACCGACAATTACAGCTTGTTTTAGAAGCAAATTAAGTTATATAGTAGACATATTTTCTAATGAAATAGAAAAATTAAAAAATGCTATTTTAGCATTAGGAGGTAATGTATGATATTTAATTTATCAGAATGGTTACGGGATAATTTAATACAAACATATAAAGAACGAAGTTTTACAGTAGCACAAATAAATTTAATGTCTTTTAATTATTTTAATAAAGGACAACTTACTGAAGATGATTTTAATATAGTTATAAATGCTATCGATGAAAATACAGAAGAAAATAATGATGAAATAATTGAAGAAGATGAAGATTTAGAAGATGAAGAAAATCAAACAGATCCTGAAGGATAGATGGTTGTTAAATCAATCTATCCTTTTTATATTGACCTAGAAAGGATTGGTGCATATTAATGGAAATTATAAGTAAAATATCATTAATTTTAGGTTTAGGATTAACTATTATTAATGTAATTAATTGGTTAGTTAAATATTTTAATGGTGTGTATAATTTAAAAAAAGAAAAACAGGAATTAATAGATAAAGTAAATAAACATGAAAAAGAATTTATAGAAATGAAAAATATAACAAATAAGTTAGATGATTTAGTTGAAATAAATAAAATTATAATTAGATATCTTATTGTGTCAGCGTGTATGAATGCAATAGAGAAAGGTTACATAGAAGAATATGAATTACAATCGTTAGAAGATTTATATACGGTATATTCAGAAATACTTCGTTCAAATAGTTATGTTACTGGTTTAGTTAAAAGAGTTAGACATTTAGAAGTACGTAATGGTGATTAAGAGGGTGGTTATATGAAATTAAAAAAAAATGATAAAAATATTTTAACGTTTACTAAAAAATGGGTGAATAGATTAATGTGGTTTGGCTGTATTTGGATTACATGGTCTTATTTATTAGCCACATTTAATAAAGTTTCTATTGCTGAAGCATTAAGTGAAACTGTTGCTACAGTCATTATAGCAACTATGCTTGGTTATATGTGTAAAGCATTTTTTGAAACATACAGTGAAAAGAAAAATGAACTTAAAGAAAAAGAAATGAGTGTTAATGAAAATCAAATAACAGAAAATGATTATTATGAATTATAAATTATGAATAAGGAGGATGTAGTATGAATTGGATTGTAGATAATTGGTATATTGTTTTAGGTATTAGTGCTGTAGTCGTGGTTTTAGGCATTTCTATTTGTAAGTTTTTAGGATTACCTACTAAAGATCAAATTGCTAAAATAAAAGAATGGCTATTATACGCTGTTACTGAAGCTGAAATTGAACTAGGAAATGGTACGGGACAATTAAAACTTAGACTTGTATATTCGTGGTTTGTAGATAAATTCCCTGTTGTTGCTAAAATTGTGTCCTTTTCAACTTTTAGTAAATGGGTAGATGATGCATTAGATGAATTAAGGAATTTGTTAATAACAAATGAAGCTATTAAAAATTATGTTTACGATCAAATGACAATTAATACATATGACGAATATAAAGCAGTTCATAATGGGGATTATGTTATTTAAATAAAAGAATAATTTTATTTAAATTTATAAACTACATATTGTATTAAAATTGAATATATAAACTATATATTGTATATACGGAGAGTGCTTTAATTCACTCTCCTTTTCTTTTGTTAGAAAGGAGGATATAATGGCAAGAGATGTTTCTCAATTACATCCTAGATTACAAATATTAATAACTAAATTAAAAGAAGAATGTGAAAAACAAGGTTTGAAAATTGGTATTGGTGAATGTTTTCGCACTGTAAAAGAACAAGATGAATTATATGCACAAGGAAGAACTAAACCTGGTAATATTGTGACAAATGCAAAAGGTTCAAGTTATAGTTCAATGCATCAATGGGGTGTAGCTTTTGATTTTTATAGAAATGATGGTAAGGGTGCATATTACGATAATGATAATTTCTTTACTAAAGTAGGTAAAATTGGAATGAAGTTAGGACTTGAATGGGGTGGAAATTGGAAATCTATTGTTGATAAACCCCATTTTCAATTACCCGATTGGGGCTCTACACCTACTCTTTTGAAACAGTTATATAAAACACCCGATGAATTTATTAAAACATGGAAACGAAAAGATGTAACAAAACCGACTAAAGATTGGGTTCTTAGATTACAGAAAGCTTTAAATACAAATGGATATAGAGATAAAGATGGAAATAAACTTAAAGAAGATGGTATCGCTGGCGAAAAAACTAAATCTGCTTGTCCTTCATTAAAGGTTGGTATGAAGGGTGATATTGTTATATTAGCACAGGAACGACTTTGGGAGCTTGGTTTTGATCCAAAAGGTATTGATGGTTCATATGGAAATAATACTGGAAATGCTGTTATTGTAATGAAGAAAAAAGTTATGGGTGCTAAAAATCCAACGAATATTTTAGGCAATCAGTCATGGAATGTTCTTCTTGGATTATATAAAAAATAATAATATAAGGGTGGTTGATTATTAATCTTCCACCCTTATTTTTACAAATCCTTATTTTATCATATGCCTTATTTTATTATTCTCCCAGGGGAATATTATATTTCGGCACTATATTTTTTAATTAATTCTCCTATTTCATTATCACAAGTTAACGTTATAGCTATTTCTTTTTCTTTAGTTTCATTGTTTTCAAATACTTGTATATTTTCGATGCAATCAACCATTATTTCTCTAGTTAATTCAGTTATATTTTTGTATTTGATATATTTTTTTGCTTCTTTATCAGGTTCATTATTTTTCATTGCTTCTTCTAATGTTTTTATTTTATTGTTATAAAATTGCTCTTCTTTTTCGTAATCTTGTTTAAAACTAAAATATTCATCTTTTGTTAATATTCCCATTTTATAATCTTCATATATTCCCTTTTTTAAATTATAAATTTTATTTAAAGCAGCTTTTGTTTTTTCTATTTCATTTTTTATACTATTAGTTTGTTGGTCAATAAGTTCTTGTTTTATTCTGTATTCATTCATTTTTGATTCATAAATGATTGCTGCAATTTTAATTAAATTTAACACTCTTTTTTCTAACATATCATGTCGTATAGTGTGAGGAGAACATATTGTTCCACCATATCTTTTATATGAGCCACATACATAATAAATAACATTTCCTCTTATATTTTTTGCTAAAGATCTACCACAATCTCCACATTTTAAAAAGCCTGCAAAAATACTTACGTTATTATCTACATTTAATTCTCTACTTCTTTTATTTAATAAGGCTTGTACTTTATTCCATGTTTCTCTATCAATTATTGGCGGATGAGTATTTTCAACAATTTTCCATTTATCTTTTGGAAGTATTTCTGGATTACTTTTCATTATTCTTTTAGTTCTTCCTTGAACCATATTACCAATATACATTTCATTTGTAAGAATCCGATGTACTGTTGAATATGTCCAATAAGTTGTACTACCAATTTTTTGTCCATTATAATATCTCATTCCAAGTTGATTTTTATATTCACTTGGGCATAAAACTCCTTCTTTATTTAAGATTTTTGCTATTTTAATTTTACCATATCCATCTAAATACATTTTAAATATTCGTCTTACTATTTGAGCAGCATATTCATCAATAATAAGTTTATTATGATTTTTGGGATCTTTAAAATAACCATAAGAAGGAAATGCACCAATAAATAACCCTTCTGATTGCTTAGATTCTATAGCTGTACGCACTTTGCTACCTATATCAATTGCATATTGTTGATTTAAAATATTTTTTACAGGCAATAATAAATCATAAGATTGTTTGTAGCTGTCAATATTATCATTTATAGCTATAAATCTTATTTTGTATTTAGGAAATTCTTTTTCCAGATAGTGTCCAGCTTCTATATAATCTCGTCCAAATCTGGATAAATCTTTACATATTACACAGTTTATTAATCCATTTTTTATATCTTCCAACATTCTTTGGAAAGCTGGTCTATTAAAATTAAGTCCAGTATAATTTTCATCAACATATTCATTTATAAATTCAAATTCATTTTCATGAGTTGTTATATATTGTTTTAATAAAATACGTTGATTAGTGATACTATTTGATTCTTTATCATCGCCATCTTCACGTGATATACGTAAATAAAAAGCGGTTTTAAATTTTTCCATTGTAATCCCCTTTCATTGGTATCTTCATTAAATATTATAATATATAATTAAGGCATTATCAACAGTAAAAGAAAAAGCTTGTTTTCACAAGCTTTTTAATAATATGTATTTATTTATATGACATGGCAACTTTCATCATCATTTCTTCTGTTGTATATTTATATGTAAAATCAAGTTTGGTTTTTATTTTATCTCTTTCATCATCTTCTTTCATTTTTTTTATAATTTGCTTAATTTCTTTGATTTGTTCATATGTCAAATCATTAATAATATGCATCACCTCTTGTTGTTTGCTGTTTCATTATATGACTATTAATATACTTTTATTCCTATAAATAAAATTCATCTATGTATTTAACTGCATCTTCTAAATTATCTTCTATTCTGTTAATACATTCTTTGATCCAAGGATGTAATTCAAAATTATCACTAAATGCAACTACAGGTATTTTATTTTTTTTTGCTTCGTATAATTCGATAATAGTTCCTGGACTATCATGGATATGATCTAAATTAACGAGTATTAAATCACTATGAGTAACATGCCATAAATCATATTCCATGATTTCTTTTTCAGATTTATGACGGATAATATCAAAAGTAAAATATTCAGTTGGATTAATGATTTCTAATTTGATATCTTTATTTTTAGCACATAGGTTAAGTAATTTTGTTGCTTTATATCGCCATTTTGTCATTAATTCAGGTGTGTCTTTAAAACATCCCATTGCTCCTGCAAGGTATATACTTTTTACTTTCATCTTTTCACCTCTATGCATTTTATTAATTTAACAATTTCATCTGCTAATTCTTCTGGTGTTTTTTTATATCCTTCGTTATGTATTACATAATTAACTTCATCTTCAATTCCATCAAATTGTCCTACATCAGATAAATTTCGCCTATAACATTCTTCAATATCATCGCCACGTTGTAAAATTTTTATAAGCCTATCTCTACGAGGGACATTAATGTAAAAACTAATTATTTGTAATTTATCATTTCTTTTTATTTGTCTAAGTCCATGTGGTGTTAATACAGCAATCATATTATCTTTTTTATAATCATTAATTGGAGTACCATAATACCAATTTCGATATTTAGCTACTTCAGCAAAAAAATTTTTATTCATTAAATCTTTAAATTCATCTTCAGTTATAAAGTGATAATCTATTCCATTAATTTCATTATTTCTTGGCGGTCTAGTAGTATATGATATAATTTTATGATAACCATATTTTTTTGCTAAGACATTTTCTATTGATGATTTACCTGATCCTGATTCACCTACTAAAACAATAGTTTGGTATAACATATTTTCACCTACTTTCTATCATTATTAATTCTTTTGCATAGGGTAATGTTTTGATCCAATTTACAAAATCAATTGACCATTCTGTTAATTTATGATTTCTACGTTGAAAATACATATTTCTTAAATTTTCATAATTCATAGTTACGGTACGAGTTTGTAACCAAGATTCAGGTAACCATCTAATCAATTCTTTCCAATATCTTTTATCGTTTGTTTCAAGATACAATTGTCGTAAATTTTCTAAGAACGGTATTAAATTATATTCAATTGATAAATCATAAAGCTTACCTGCATTATTTGCGATTTCTTTGTTATAATCAGTTATTTCAAAACATTCTATCGTAATAGGTTTAGATGCTAATTTATGCATAGTAGATGTTGAATTAGTTACTGTGCCAATTTTGTAAGTGTCAAATTCTTTCCACCAATATAAAGGTGCTGTAATATCAACGCTTACAAAAATCTGTCGCATAAATTTCCTATGTTCGTTACCAGCTAAAATAAGTTTTTGAGCTAGTTTTAAATCGTTTTGACCGATATAAAATTTTTTATGTTCATCATCCCATTCGCTGTCTGACTTATGCCAGCTTTCCAATGGGTTCCTCATCCCTCTGATTAATGCATCAAAATTATAAACATTTGTATTCTTAAAATTCATATAATTATCACCTTCCATTCGTTTTATATTATATTTAATCAAACAGTGATTTTATTGTTTTCTTTTCCAATAATTCTTCATTTTATAAAAATCATTATACGTTATATCTTTTAATAAAATTGGAATTGATTTAATATTAAATTGATTAGCTAAATTTTCATTTTTAAATTCAATTTCTGCATACATAAATTCATTATCAACTAAATTACATTCAAGTATTAATCCATTGTTTAATTTATACTTTTTTATAATTTTATGAATTGGTGTTTTATTAATAAATGAAAGTAAATCATTATAAACTATTTCTGATATATTAATCTCATATTCTTGTCTTGATAGTTTTCCTTTACTTTTAAAAGTCATTTTATAATTTGTTAAATTATCAGAATTAATTTTTCTTAATCGCACTTCTATTGGATCAGTTATTAAATAATATTGATAAACTTCTAACTCTTGTTCTATAGGTAAATCAGGAAATGTATTAATTAAAAATTTTCTTTCGATTTCTATTTGAATCACCTTCTTTTATATGTTATATGTATTACATTTTTTATCCGCAATTTGGACAATACCAAACTGGTGTATAAATATCTTTTCCAAGAAACTCATAATGTTCTCTTCCTTCCACTAATTTCATTCCACAATATAAACATCTTTTTACACTATAAAAATCTTCATATAAATCTTGTGGACTTTCATCATACTCGTCATAATAATTATTTTTTATATATACCATCTCCTTTATTTATAAAAGTTATGTACATCGTCTGAAAAACAATAGTTCAATTGATCAAACCATTTTTTTTGCTTGCTTGAAATGGTATTGTAATTGCAAAAATATAAGGCATCATGCGTAACTCCATTTTTTATTACATTATCTACTGCTTGTTTCGTTTCTTCTGTAATTTCAACTTTCCAATATCGTTTATCTGCTACAGGAGAAAACTGATAATTCCCATCTACTTTTTGAAATATAACTTCTTTTATTGTGTCTGGAAAATCAGCACTATACACTCTGTTAATAATACAACTAACTACATTTTCTTTTGCTGTAATTGACTTTCCTGTAGCTTCAGCTTCAGTAATTCTATACAACATTTCTTTTTCTTTATTTGTAAATTCAAGTATAGGTTCTTCTGTGTCTCTTAAATATTTAGTACAAATCCATCCTGTTTTACTATCGAATATTACCATTGACCAATCTTCTTTTTGAGAAATGATTTGTACTTTAGTTCTTGTTTTTAGTGTTGTTATGATTTCGGCATTAGTATTAGGTTTATTTCGTAAATTTACATTTGTAGTAGTCCATTTTTCTGTGTAGTTTATATGATTTATTGTTGCACTAATTCCTGCTACACCTTCTTCTGCCTTAACATGTGAACAATTATTCGGTAATAAAATTACAAGGCATAAGAAGATAATATATTTTTTCATATTGCCTCCTTAATAATTTTATAGTTTATTTATCATGCTGTATTTTTGATTATATTCATCCTTTGTCATAGTTGTTATAGGGGTTGTCCGTTTTGTATATTTACTACATTCGTAACATTCGGTCGATATGTATCTGTCAGTTTCTTGATTATAACCACCATATGCACCAAATGGACATTGACATCCTATTGTTCCATCATCGTATATTATATTAATTGGATATTGACATGTAGAAAATTTTTCATCATATGCTTTTATTTCATCAAATGAAAATACTCCATATTTTTTACATTTATCATGTGGTAAAATTCCTAATTGATAATCAATCCAGTCTTGCGGAGACATAAATAATGGTTTTGCGTAAGTTCCTTCAACAAATTCATTCCAAACAAATTGTCTACTTTGTATAGGTAAAGATTCTAAATATTCATACATTTCTTTTTCATACATATATTCTACTGTAGTTAAATCTTCTTCTTTTGTTTCTTTAATTTTCATGTCCCATAAATGAGGATTATCTTTTATACTTTCTTCATAACAAGTTTTACATAATTGTAATTTTGTTCCTTCACCATCAAATATACTTCCATAGCCCAACTCAGGAATTGTTATGTTAATTATTTCTGATTTATTAAAAGATTGTAAGCATTTCCAGCAAAGACCTTCATGATTTGAAATGGCTAATACTTTATTCATAAAAACCTCCTTATTAAAAGGGTTTTTGTTTTATATTTTATTTAATAAAATAGATTTTTAATTTAAATTTTAGTTCTGCAAATGTCTTGTTGAGTTTTTCATTTGTTCTCTTATCTTATCAATTTTTTCAGGTGTATAATTTCCATCATTTACAATGTTTATTTTCTTTATTCTATTACATACTTTACATTTGAAGTTGTATTGGTTATCATAATGACCGCAATAAATCCATTTGTGTTGGTGAAAAATGCACTTAAACTTATTTATACTTATCACCCCTTTTATAAGCTAAATTAACTTTTTGCATGACCTCTTGCTGTATATCCTCCATGGTTCG